AGAGGCACTAGACAAATATCTAGAAGGTTCGCCACTAATAACAAATTTTGATAACTTACCACCAGAAACTAAACAACAGATGGCAGCTTACGGTATAATAACCGGATCTAAGGGTGAATGGTCGAACTTTTTTATGCGCCTAGGTAATGTTGAATCTGGATTTAATGCAAGCAACGTTTCGGATATAAATGGATATAGTCCCGGTCAGAAAGGATATAATGGTACACCTACTTCATATGGTGTTTTCCAAATAGGATTAGCTGCTGGCGGTGGATATAAATTAAACGGTGGCAAAAATTTTACACCTGACCAATTATTTGATGTCAATACAAACACACAAGCAGCTGTCAAGATATGGGAAACAAATTTATATAGTTCTAAATTCGGTTTTATAAAATCTTCGAATGGTGCCGGTGCTGGTTATTTCGGAAAAGCCAGTATGAATAAAATTAAAAATGATTATAGTAATGGCACATATTATTAATCATTAGTCAACTCAGGAGTATTTTCAATTACAGTAGCATTTATTAATTGTTTCATTAGTTCTTCTCGAGTAGATCTTAATTTCAATCCTACAACAGCATCTAATTCCTTTTGTCTGCTCTTATTATCCATTTCTTTAATCTTAATAGCAGTACTAGTTTTCTTGTCTGTAATTAGAATACGATTCAAACTTTCTACGGCTGATGAAGTGGCTTTAATCAATTCAGCCAAAGCAGTAACTTCTTCAGCATTGGGCGCGGCTTCGACATAGTCTCTGACTAATGTAACAGATTCTGAAGCTTGCTTGACTAAATTGCCAGTATGTTTTAAAATAAATTCCTCGAGATTTTCTTTTGTTAGGGCATCTTCTACTTGATCTACTTCTCTCGTCGCTTTAGGAATAGATTTTAGTTGATTAATGAGTGAATCTACAGAGTCTAATGAATCATCTTCTGGCATAAAAAATATTTATTGATAATCCATATCGTGGTGATTTGGGAGTCAAATTATTCAATCATTCAGACGCAGATTACACAGTAAAGAAAGGTGATCGATGTGCGCAGTTAGTTATCTATCCATTAGTATCTATGGAAGCTGGTTGGACTGATTCTGTATCGGAAACAAGTCGAGGTGCTAAGGGATTCGGTTCTTCTGGAAAATAATTATTATGAATTTTGATAATATTTGGGTTGAGAAGTATAGACCCAAGACATTAGATGATATTGTTCTTCCGGTTGACACCAGGAAGGTCATTGAATCATATAAGACAAAAAAAGAGATCTCTAATCTTCTTCTTATTTCATCGCCAGGCCAAGGTAAGACCACTTTGGCTAAGATGATAGTCAATAATATTCTCGAGTGTGATTACCTTTATATTAATGCTTCAGATGAAAATGGCATTGATACTATTAGAACCAAAGTAATTTCATTTGCACAAACTAGATCGTTAACCGGTGATATTAAAGTAGTTATTTTGGATGAAATTGATGGGTCCTCAGCTGATTCACAGCGTGCTTTGCGCAATGTTATGGAAGAATATGCTGCTAATACACGGTTTATTCTCACAGCTAATTATAAACATAAGATCATTCCCGCAGTTCAATCACGGTGTGTTAGTTTGAATTTCAATCACAATATTCAAGACGTCATTAAACATTGCTTCGGTATTCTTAAAAAGGAGTCTATTGTAGTACCAGAAGAACAAAAACCATTATTTGTTGAATTAGTAAAGCACAACTTTCCTGATTTCAGAAAGATCATCAATGAATTGCAAAAGAATTCTATTTCTGGTACACTGAGTATTGTCAATCAAGCAACGCAGAATGAATTTGTAAAAGAAGTCTTTGATAAGATTAAGGAAAATCCTTTTGAATGCAGAAAGTTTTATATTCAAAATGAAAGTACCTTTCAATCAGACTACCATAATCTCATGAAAAATATGGTTCAGTATGTTTATTCTTGGCAGAATGAACCAAAGAAAGCTGAAACTATTTTAGTTATAACAGAATACATGTATAGACATGCATTTGTTGTTGATCAGGAGATCAATTTCTTTGCATTAATCTTGCAAATTGCAAAATTATAGTTCTTGGAAGCTCTTAAGATACCTCGCAGTAGTTGGTTGCTGTGCTGGTATCTTAACATTTTGTGTAGGTAATTTATGATCAATAGAGGTTGTCTTACCTTCTCCTCTATCAGCCTTGAATGATTCTGTTTCTTTCACAGAATACTCTAATGGTTTAATTTGTGTTCCATTTGGTCTTACTAAAGAAGAGTCAAATGCAGGATAATTAATGCCATCTGTTTGCATTTGTTCAACACAACAGGCGGGAATCTTCGTATAGTGGGTATAACGACCACCGCCATTATCTAATGCAATATCTAAAGTAACATCACCTGTCATAGTATCGGGATTTCCAGGATACCTAGGTGTGTTGTTATCAACAATACCAACAACACGAAGATGTAATTTTGAAGATTCCATTTCATCAAGCAATTGCTTGATGTTACTTCCTAGCATTTTATAAGCATCATTGGTCTTAAAATTTTTAGCAAACTTAACATAGTCACCTACTAAAAATCCACCACGGGAATATCGGGTCAATGCTGCTTCAAAAATGGCATGAAACTTCTTCTTCATGCTATTATTTACTTAATTGTTAAATATTTTTATGGCGTCAATTAAAATAAGTGGATTACCTGAACCACGCGTTCAAAATAATGCATTCACTTATGCTGATCTGCGTTTAGATTTACAAAAAAAATATTTGATCAAAGATAATTTCAAACAAATTCCGGAAATTAATGATCTAATTTTGGATTATGATTTGAATGCAATTAAAAATTCCATTAGAAACATTTTTAATACAGTTCCTGGTGAGAAAATATTAAATCCAACCTTCGGTTTAAACTTAAAACAATTTTTATTTGATCCATTAAGTGAATTGCGTGCTATGGATATAGCTGGTACAATAAGATCAAAATTAACCCCCTTTGAACCTAGAATAACACTTCTCAATGTTAATGTATATCCGATGTATGATAATTTAGAATACAATATAGAAATCATATTTTCAATACCCGGATTGAATACACCATCATTCACAATGTCCGGTGCATTAAATAGTATTGGTTACACAAATTACTAATTATGGCAATATCAAATTTTACAGAATTTAATTTACCACGTAATGCTTATGCAGCATTCGATGCTGTTAGCATGAAGCAATTGATTATAAATCGATTGAAGACTTCTGAAAAATTTCAAGATATTGATTTTGAAGGTAGTAACATATCTGCTTTAGTCGACGTTGTAGCATATATGTACCATGTAATGATGTTTTATCTCAATCAGACATCTGCCGAAGCATCATTTTCACAAGCTGAATTATTTGAAAATATAAACAAAATTGTTTCTTTAATAGGGTACAAACCACATGGATATCATACACCCAGCGTAACCTTAAGTGAATTCAATGTAGAATCACAAATTCCAGCAGGTTCATACTTACTGCCGCGTTTTACATCAATTAATGTTGATGGATCTACTTACGTTTTTACTGAAGATGTATTTTTTGAAAAAACTAGTTCCAGTAGAGAGAACATCGACTCAGTAATAAACAATAACATTTTATATCAAGGCAACGTTAAAGAATATCCTACAATTACTGCATTGGGTGAACCATTTGAATTAAAAGTAATCACCATTCAAGACCTAATTAATAATACAACTATCATTGATAATAATAACATATTTGTATTTGTCCGTGATGTATATACAGAGAAGTGGGTAGAGTGGAAAGAAGTTGATACTGTTTATGGGCAAGATCCGAATGCAAGAGTTTTTGAAAAGCGATTCAATGAAAATTTGAATTATGAATTAAAATTTGGAAACAATGTTAATGGTAAGCAATTGAATCTTGGTGATCAAGTTGCTATATATTATTTGCAAAGCAGAGGTACTTCTGGAAAGATAGGTTCCTACCTATTAACAGGAAGAACATTGGCATTATACAATTCAAGCAGGTGGTCACAAATTTATCCCGACATTAACATATCTTCATCACAACAAATTTCAGTTAATCAAATAGGATTCATTTCACTCAATAACCAAAATGCATCAACTGATTTTAAAAATTTTGAATCAACAGAAGAGATCAAGAGAAATGCTCCGCTGATGTTCATGTCACAAAATAGATGTGTGACCGTTGGTGATTTTGAATCAAAAATTTCTTCTAAGTTTGCAAACTTAATAGAAGATGTTAAAGTTGTAAACAATCAATTATACACAAAAGAGTTTTTAAAATATTTTTATGATATTGGTTTAGAAAGACCTAATCAAGAAGAGAGAGTTTTATTAAATCAAGTCTTATTTTCTGATAGCTGTGACTTCAATAATGTTTATTGCTTTGTAGTTCCCAAATACGGCGCAATCCTAAATGAAGAAACTCCATTAACATTACCTATTTCTCAAAAACAAGCCATTGTAGAATCATTTTCTGACACGAAATTAATCAATCAGAATGTTGTTGTGTGTGATCCTATATACAATGCATTTGATATAGGATTGCCCTTTCCCGAAGAAACTGATTCTGAACTGGTAAGAGCAGAAACTTTTTTAAAAATATACAGAGAAACGGGATATAATACATCAAAAGAACTTATTAAGAGTAGTGTATTAGGAATAATAGAACAATTCTTTAATATATCGAATAATAAATTGGGTGGTATTTTAAATTTTGCTCAATTATCTCAAGACATATTGAATATACCAGGTATTTCAAAAATTGAAACATTCAGAAACAATCCAGGCAATACCTTTTCTGTTAATCGTATTAATTTTATAACATGGAATCCTCTATATCCAGATTCTACTCTTGAATCTACTTCACAAAACTATTCTTTAAAGTATTTTCAATTTCCATTCTTCTATCAAATAAGCAATTTACTAAACAAAATTGAAGTCATTTAATGAATACCCCTGATTATAGATTTTTATATTTTGATGTATTAGACTACACTGAGAGTCATACTACATCTGGGTACACATTACCAATCACTCCGTTCACATTCATTCCTAAATTTGATTCCGGAGATGATAAAAATGTTTCAAATACAAGGATTTTATGGGACTTCGGTGATGGAACAACTAGTAGAGAACTAACTGCTAAACATTTTTATAAAATACCCGGTACTTATAGTGTCAAATGTTATTTCTATGGTGCCAGCGGAATAGGATATGAATCATCATTTTGTCAGAATATTTTAGTCAAAGACTATATTGCTGATACAATAGTATTGTCTGCTAAAAACAATGCCATTATTAGAGCATCACACTATGAAAATCCTTTTTTGATTTCTCGTTTTAATAGCTGGCAAACATATAGTACTCTATCTAGTCAGGGGGCAAGCATTACGCTTCATGTATCAGGGAATTTAGCACCGTTGCTGGATTTAGAGACTTATGAAAATGATAAGTATGCTCACTTAAAGCCTAGTTCACGCTTTGCTGTTATTGAATTCAATGAACTGTTGTCATCATATGATGCTATACCCGTCAATGAGATTAATACAAAGAATAATAAAGATATATATGTCAAATTAGACTCTCAAAAAAATATTGTATTCTGTAATTCATATGATAAAGGATCAGTCATAGCCGGTACTTCTGGCCAAAGAGAAATTTATTTCACAGACGATTATTCAAAACCACCCCAAGGTAGTACTATTCCTCAAACATTAATCACAGCCTCATTTAATTTTAAAAATTTTTATGATAATGATAATGTAAAATATAATTCAAATAGTGATTATTCTGTATTGAATAGCTTATATTCTGTATCATATGGTCCTCGAATTTATCCTCAAGATAAATTAGGATGCATTTCTTTCTCTACAAACGGAATAGATTCAGAAGGTACATTTTCGACATCAATTTTTAATATTGGAAAGAATAAATTTGTAGGACAAAAGATTCCGTTTGTTGCAAAGTTAAAAGACATTGACAATTTTTCAAGTAAAACATGGCCTAAATTTACTTTACTAAATGAGAATGATCGTTTAATAGCAAATTCAATAAAATTTTATCTAAAGGATTCTACCTCAAATACAGTAGTGCCATCAGCCTTTGATATATTTGAAGATTATGATGAATTTGCAAACTATGAAAAGCTAGGATTTTTTAAAGGATATATAGTACCAAAAATACCATTAGAAAATGCTACCATTTGTTGTGATTATGCCACTAATGCTGAATCATTTTATATTGCAAACACAGAACAAATCATTGCAACGAATCCCCAATCTACTTATTTTTATAAAATCAATACAGCATATACTAACAATGACAATTTACTTAATGAAGGCAATGTAACAAAATTGTTATTTGATACGTCAAGCTTATCTGGAATGTATGCTTCTATATTGGTACCAAAATATAATCAAAATAATATAACATATGATTATTGGACTATTGATTCCGATCAAGATTTAGTAGCAAAATTAGATCCTGATAACAATTCTGTAGTCAAGATTAATTTATCTTCTGGATCGTCACCTAGTTTCTTAGCAGCAGATGGCAATGGTGACATATGGGTTACGCTTTATGATAGCGTGAGTGTATGCAAATTAAGTAGCAATGGTGATATTTTATTTTATACAGTACCTGATCTCACAAATGAAGATTATAGCAGCAATTCGTTTTATCTTTCACAGGGTGGTGCAGCTGGTTCTAATTCAATATTGCCTGCATTGGTAGACATTGACACAAATAACAATGCTTGGGTCGCTTATAATTATACATTATCATCATTTGTTTGTGTATATGACACAAATGGCACATTCAAATATCGTGTGAATATACCATATCCATTCTTAGCAAACGGAATTATTTGTACCAAGAATGGTATCACATGGGTCTTATTAAAAAATTTAAATAATAGTGGTTTTGATTCATTGCTAAAAATAAAACAATCAAATAGACAAACTAGTACTTATAATTTTTCATATAAATTATGGGACTTTACTAATGACATAGAAGGTAACCTCTGGTTTATTGCTAATAAAAATGAAATTGTAAAATTTGATACAACATTTAATGAAATTACTCCGTATGCAACATTGACATCTGTTTCTGGTGAATCAATGGATTGTAATTTTAATGGTATAGCTAGTACTA